CGTGATCAGGTTATTCATGAGCGCGCCGCTCAAGGTGAGGTCGACCTCGGCGGTCTGGTTCTTTCCGCCTGGCGTATAGCGTCGACTCTTCCGCTTATATTCTCGATATCCGCCTTTATAGTAGACCCCCTTAGGAGTCTCCTCGCCGCCTTTTGGCGGAAGGTTCGCTTGATACGAGATATAGATCGGCCGCTCTGAATACTCCTTAAAAGGTCGGTCGTTCGTATCTTTACCAGCATAGACGCGAGAGCGGACCAGAGCGATCGTGTCGAGCGCTGTGATCTGACTATCTCTCACCGTCCAGAGCTCTGGAATGGTGATCGAGACTTTGACCTTCGACGCCATTAATGCTGCATCCCTCTCCATCGAGGATACTCGATAGCGATGTCCTTCTCTCGCTGTGTAGGCTGGACCGATGGAAGCGAGAAGGTTCCGCGCGCGTCGGAGACCTTGCCGCCCGCTCTGCGAAGGTTGATCTCGTCGGAATCGATCACTCCGTCGTCGTCGGTGTCGAGGGTGAGCTGTCTCATCGCCCTGGTGAAGAGCTCCATCGCTCGATTGCTCATCCGCTCCGCGATATCTAGTTGAGCGGTCATCTCATAGACGCGCGACGCGGAGAGATAGCGGTGAGCTTCAAGGAAAATGTGAGGATTAAAAATGTCGTCCTCGGTCTGGCTCTCTAGAAGCTCGTCTCTGATATAGAGGGTGAGCTCGTCGAGCGCCGCCGCGATCTGTTCAGAGAGATCCTGCTGACGTCGCGGGATCATGTCGCCTAGTTGGGGCATCTTCGCGACGAGGTCGGAGTGAGTAAGTCCGGTGTCGAATGGTCGACGGACGACCTCGATCACGTTGCGCGCGGTCAGTGGTCGATCGTTCGGGCTCTCGTCGCTGGTATAAGCGACGGTCCAATCGATCAGGCCGCGCGTCGCTGTATCCGCTGCGGGGATTGTGTACTCGTATCCAGCCCAGACGAGAGAGGCGCTCTCGGTGAGTGCTAGACCTCGCGGGAGAAGGTCGGCGAGGATCGCGGTCGTCCCGTCGATCCGATCAACCGTGACGAGGAAGAGCCCGTCCTCATCGGTGACGAGGAAGGCGCGACCAGACCTGGCGCCGATTCGCCCTGAAGCGTCAGCGCTGGCGGAGAGGGTGAGAGTCCGCCGATCTCCTCCAAGAGCTGTCACCGTCGCCGAAGAGTGCACCGCTGTCATATTCGACGCGGCGCGCGTCGTTCCGTCGGGAAGCGTATAGGCGAGAGTCGGCGTCGCGGCGAGCGGATAGGGCGACTCCCATTGAAAGATAAAATCTTTGTTTTGAGCTGCTTTGATCATCCGCGACCCTCGCCTTCTTCGTGAGTAGGTACAGTTTGATCATGAAGCCAGTCTGATAAACGACGGAGCCCGATCAAGTGCGCGATCTCTGATAGAGGGTGAGCTATCAGGTTGTGAAGAGTCCAAGAGAAAGGACCTAACTTCGCCAAGAAGTCTTGAAAGCTCATCGACTCTCCCTCGCCTTCTGATTCGCCTGTCTTACTTCCGCGTCGGTTCCGCGTTCTAGATTAGCTGATTCGATGAGCTCTTCGGAGACTGGCGACCATGAGTGTCGGCAGTTGTAACCGCCCCCTCGCGTCAACACTGGCTCCAGCTGATAGTTCCGCATCTCTCCGACCTGTGTCTGCGTGTAGACTTTGCCGACGATCACTCGACAAAATGAGCGAGTGATCCCGTCTAGCGGGCCGGTGTAGAGATAATGGTTCAGTCCAGCTTCTTCGGCTGCGATAGCGGTGAGCTCGCGACCGTAGCTTGTGATTCTCGTTCTCGCCTCTGTGATCTGACGACCCTCTGCGGATCGGAGAGCAGCATCGAGGCCGCTGATAACATCAGAGGGTTCCAGAGTAAAAGCGGCGCTTGAGAGCGCGTCTCTGACCGAGCGCTGAACATCGGGCAAAATGACATCATCGTATATCCCCGATATTGTCTGGTCAGCTAGGGCTTGTCCGACGCCTCCGATTTCGGAGACCGAGAAGCCTTCTTCAGACGCCAAGAGGAGCTCCTCGACATTCGCGAGGGTCTCTCTCTCCGCATCAGTGATCTGCATGATGGACGAGGCTAGGCCATTGTCTAGGATCCAAGCGTTCATCTCACCACGGCGCATCCGGCGGAGCTCGTCGAGACCTCCGCGCTGCGCTGCTGCCTTCACTGCGTTCACTATTTCAGCCTTGCTTCTTCGGAGCGCTCGACGGAGATCCCGATCGAGCTTCGCCTCAAGCTGCAATTGCGCTTTAGACGCGCGGAGCACCTGGAGCAATCGAGCGTCCGTCGCCCGCTTAATCTGGCGGGTTAGGTCGTCGATCGCTTTCGCGTCCGCGTCCTCTGCGAGGTGAATGTGTGAAGAGCAGTGAAGACAGCGCATCAATACCTCTTAGGTGAGGCAGTCGGTCAGGAGACGACCGCGCGCGGCGTCAACCTTCTTGAAGACCTGGACATGCTCGCCCCAAACATGACGACGGACGAGGTCGAGGGAGTCGTACTGCCCAGCCTGAAGGCCCTTATACATCATGTTGAGCGCCGCGACTGGCATCGCCTTAACGCCGCCGCTCTTCTGTGCGACAGCGTCGGAGCCGCGCATGATGTAGAGGCCGATCGTCTCACCGTTCCAGATATTCGCCTCGCTTGAGGTCGCGCCTGGAATCGCGGTCTCGCGTCGAGCGCTACCGACAAAGACGTTCGGGATGTTGAGGACGCTTCGGAGGACCTCGATCACTGCGTCATTGGCGAGGATGCGGTTCCCGCTTGCGATCCCGCTGGAAGCATCGCCAACGAAGGAGCGGATCTCTGGGTTCCGAGCGAGAGCGCGGAACACGTCATACCCAAGAACCATCGTGTCAGCGACGATCCCATGATTCGCCGCGCGAAGGACGTCGAGCTGATCATGGAGGAACGAAAGAGGCTCCGCTCCAGCGGCGTCGAACTTGGTCCCTGGAGTCGTGTTGTTCGTGAACTCGCTGGTCGAGAAGAGAAGATCTGCGCAGCGCTTCTCTTGAGCGAGGAGAAGAGCGCGGCGGACCTTGCGCGCGCTCCGCTCTTCCTCGGAGCCTGGATACTGCGAATCTTCGATGTCCTCCATCGCGATGGAGTCCTCGAACGAGTGGATCTCCGCCTTGAAGGTGAGGCTGCTTCGGTTGAAGCTGGAGAGACTCTGTCGGCTTGCGCCTGGCGCGCGGCGCGAGTCAGCCTCTGGAGCACCCATGAAAGAGCGGGTCTCCTCGACGAGGAGGGTTCCGCTGCGCTCTGGGACGTCGACCTGCTCCATCACGCGACCAGCGATGAGCTGGCTATCGCTTGGGATCGCCTCGGCGACGATGTTTGTGAGGATCTGATCGACTGGATGGAGATTACTATATGATGGACGGGCCATGATTTACGACTCCTTAGGAGGCTTGGCTAGCGCCGGTGAAAATGACCTCAATCTCGTCGCCATCGGCGTATGAGGTGACATTCTGATTAAAGATCACGCGAGCGACGCTGCGCTGGATTGGAGCTCCGCCACCGGTAGCCCAAGGGATGAGGCGAGCGGTTCCCGTCTCGACCATGAGGAGACGGTGAGTCCCTGCGGTGAGAGTGGCGCCTGCAATCGCCTTAGTGGCACCGTCGACGACGACCTCGACAGCGTCGCCAGCGTCAACGCTGCGCTGTGCAATCCCGTCGACGTACTCACCGGTCGTGGTGGCAGCGAGTGCGACCTTCCCGTTGCTGTCGATGACGACTGCTTGGAGAGCGGTGATCGCCTCGGCGGCGATAAAGGTTCGGATGTCAGAGTTTGAAAGACGGCTCATGCTTAGCCCTCCATAGCAGCGAGGAAGAACTCGCGGTCAGTGGTTCGAATCGTGTTTAGAGCCTCGGAGAAGCTGATCGACTTCTCCGCTGCAAGCTGCTTTGCGCGGTCAGCGAGGGTCTCGCGGTTGATCTGCTCACCGCTGGCGCCGTGACCGACCTCGCGGAGAGAGACGACCGAGCCCGCCTTACGCTCGTTGAACATCGCCCAGAAAGCGTCATCGCCGCTCTGCGCCTGGTTCCAAGCCTTCTCGGCGAGTGCGACCTCGGCGGGAGAGATCCGACCGGAGCGGACGAGCTCGTCAACAGCGCCCTTACGCTTGACGCTCTGGTTCTCCTCACGGAGAGCGGTGAGCTGCTCGCGAAGAGTGGAGACCTCGGCGAGGAGAAGTGCGGAGCTCTCGTTCATCGAGTAGCTCTTCTTCTCCATCATCTTCTCTTTGTCCTCATCCTCGGCGAGATCTTTCTTG